CCATCGAACTCGACATAGGGAACGCCACTACCCGCCCTGTAGGTAGGTTGGTAGACGTAATACCCTGGGGAATTACTCTGTGCCGCGTTCGGTCCGAGTCCTCTATTATCCAGCCACGCCCAAACCGTCTCCCCCTCCCCGCAGGGATCACCGTCCTCGTTCAAACAGTCCGAACCCGCCTTGAGTTTGAGCACGGGAACCGGCACTATCCGCTTCCCTCCGCCCCGTCCTTTGAACGGCCAATCTGGTATGAGTGAATTGAGTCCCCGCCTGATCGCTGCGCCTATGCTCTGTATTCGAGTGAGCGATGTGGCGGCGAACATCTCCATCGTGACCGCATCCTCCGCGTTCGCATAGATGCCGATGTGCTGTGCGATCCCACGGACGAAGCCCCTCACGCTGGTTACGGCATCGGAGATGGTCACGGCGGCACTTGCGGCGCGATTGACTGCGATCCGTCTGGCGGCGGTCGCGGAGGCGTTGATGCCCTGTGCGATCCCTCGGCTGAGTGTGACGACCCGCGCGGCGACCACGTTCACGCCGATACTCTGCGCTATTGTTCGGGACAACGTTGCGACCCTGGAGGCAACTCCTGAGACCGATATACCCTGCCCCACCTCTCGACTCGCTGTGATAGTCCGTCCCTGTGCCGCCTCTACCCCAAGGTCGAGTGTTGCGGCACGGTTCGCGGTCAACTGCCTTGTGGCGGCAGGAGATATTACCAACCCCTGCGCGATGCCTCGGTTCAGCGTCAGTACTCTCCCGGGAACAGCCGCGATGCCTATTCCTTGGGCGATGTCACGGGTGTAGAGGACGCCCGACAGTACCCGAGTCCCATATTCCCACACCGCCTTCGCCAGTGCAGTCTCAGGAGTCGTCGGCGCGGGCGGACTTCCACTCGCCAAGGTGCGAGTGCTCGCCGTCCATACCGCTTCGGCAATATCAGTCTCAGCACTCATTATGCAGTCAAACTCCTTGAGGCATACGCCCATACCGCAGCAGCCACATCCGCCGCCACGGGGCCGGTATATTCGCCTGTCTCAGCCGATGCCGCTCCAAACCCAATGCCATACTTAACCTCTGCCGCAGTTGCCACGTGATATGTGCCAGCCTCAGGCGCTAACGCGCCGTCGGGAGTTGCGCTGGAGAGGATGGACGCGGCGGGGATGGTTTTACCGTATTTGTAGGTTCCGCTGGTGGGGTTGGGATACTCGATATAGTTTGTCGCGCCGGGGTTGTACGTTATCTTGCCACCACAACCAGGCGCGTTGCCTGTGTTATCTATACTGCCGACCAGCGTGAATACACCCGTCGCGTTGATGTTCATGATGCCTGGCGAAGAACTATCGGTTCCGCCCTTGGTATTCCCCGTCATGGTTATCGTGCCTGTGCTCACATTGTATATGCCGTATGTAGTGCCGGCTGATCCACCCAACGCATTGCCCGTTATAACCGCAGTTCCGGTTGAAGCGTTGCGGAACCCAACGGCGGAGGTGCCGCTTCCACCCTCTCCCGCATTACCGCTACCGACAGCGATAGTTACCGCGCCGGAACTGCTAGACACTATCCCATAAGCTGACGCAGACGACCCACCCGTGGATTTCCCATTGATAATTACAGTATTACCGGTCGCATGGCTACATGATAAGCAAGGCGTACTTCCTCCCAATATATTCGCTGTTATAGTCCGCGTCGTATTCCCAGTCGGCGCACAGGTGAAACCACCCCCAACCGTTCCGGTGTCACTGGAACCGACCTCTGCGGCAGTTGAAATGCGCAGACACGTGAAGTCCACGTTGATCGCGAGGGCGATATTGCCGTTGGCGCACAAAATATCATCCGACGCCAGGCTCGCCCACGTCAGCCAGTTCCCCGTGCCGTCAGCCTTATCGTTCCAGGTCGAACCGTCGTTCGCGTTGATATTCTGCGACGCTCTTCGGGCAAACCAAACTGTAGCCACTACCCTATCTTATCCTTCCCCTTGACCTTGATCGGCGGAATGGCTCCTATCGCACCCTTGGCGGCCTCTACGGCCGCAAACTTCTCGTTGCGTTCAGGTGCATAAGCGATGTTTAGTGCGCTTATCGCCTCGGCGTGCGCTTGTTCAGTAACCTCTCTCTCTGCAAAGAAGCGTTGTTCAACGTCGTCTAACTCCGACTGCGCCTTTGCAAGTACCTCCTGAAGAGGCACGGCTTGCAACGCGCGGTCTAGTATCTGGATGAGCATATCCTCTTGTTCTTTGGTAAGGTCCATCAGTTATCTCCTTGATGTCCTGCCGTTATGGTTATGGTTGGTTTCCACATTGCTCAGATTGTCCTACTATTGCGGGTTGGCATCTATCGCCTCGTATAGGGAGGAACCGCCGCTACGTAATACGGATCGCCGCTCGCCACATAACTAACGGCTTTGAACTCCCCGTTGGAAAAGAAGTCCAATGTCATATATCTCGCGGGTGTCTCCGCGGCTGATCTCTCAAGAGTCGGGATGTTTAGGTAGTTAATCCCGTTCAACTGCCGCCAGTGATTCCCATGTTCGTGCCCACTCACTACCAACTTGACATTGTGACGTTCAAAGATCGCCCTCAGTTTGTCCGCGTTGAATCCAAAGACACTCAGGCCACCGGAGATGAACCACAGTGTGCCCGCACTGGTGTATCCCGGCCAATCCCGGTCTAACCTGTAGTGGTCGAAGACGATTGTAGGGAGACTTGTTGCCGCCAAATCCCCCTCCAACCAATCCAACTGTGCATCACTTGCCATGAAGAATGATGTCTCGGGTAGTACCTCCTTGCCGCTATCATGCGCCGCCGCAGCTGCTGTTCCGCCATAGACACCGCGCTGGCAACCCGTCAGGGTACTCTCCGTCGTGCCGGTGTACCGAATGATTTCGTTCTCGATGCTGGCATATCTGGGTTTGTCGGTAATGCCAAAATTCGCCGTGGACAACACCGCTATCTCGTCCTGGTTGTCGTTGCATCCCCCATCCAGGTACGTTCCTGCGTGCCCGACTTCTGCATCGTGCCCGTACAGGAAGACACAGTGAACGCCGCCGACATCCTCAGACCAATATCCGCGATAATGATCGCCAATGTGAGGACCGAACATCTGGAGTGGAGTATGCGTAACGCTCATGTAGTCAACGAAGTCGGTCATCACCAGTTGCGCGGTGTCGTCATGGTTCCCACATATCATCCGCGACCCGTACCGTGCCGACGCCGCGGTGAGACTGGTGAGTATCTCAGCCATGAATCCTTGCATCGTAGCAACGGTGCTTCCCGCTCCAGTCCCACTGCCGAGCAACTGGTCGCCACAACCCACGATCAGGTCCACTCCCTCCTTGTTCCACTGGGCAACTGCGGCATCGAGGTATGCGGTAGTGGAGTGTGCGGTTGGTCCATCACTCTCACCGTGGTGGAGGTCGGAATACAAACCGATCCGTAGCAATCTGGAGTCGTCCACGAGCGACCGGATACGCCTCTCGTGCACGAAACTACCGTGGAAGTACGAATTGATGGGGCCCACTGTGGCATAACAGTACGCCAGTCCCGGATTCTGGCTCGTGTCCTTGCCATCGTCAAAAGGCCAGAACCCCGTACAACCGGAAAGGGTCGCCGGGTCTACCGTTCCGGCATGAATCGCTGCGATTTCCGCTGCGGTCAGTGCCCGATTATAGTGACCCACCTGGCAGACATCCTCGCTGAATACCTGACCTGCGCCGCCTACCCCGATAGTGCACGACAGACTGGAACCTATGTCTGCGGGGTAGGCGGCATAGGCGGCGATACTCTTCGGGTTGTTCGCACCGTTGGTGTCAGGTAGGCCGTCAATGTAGATTGTCATATAGCCAGCGCGGTCAACCGTGAAGGCGATAGTATGCCACACCTTTCGGTTGCCGAGAATAGCGAGTTGCCCGGTGTTGCCGTAGGCGATATACTCGGCGTAGGTCGGTGTCTCCGCTGTTCTGACCACAAGGTGCAGTTCCAACCGTCCGTACTTGCTCGCCGATACGCTCTGCCGGTCCAAAGCGAATCTGTAACCCGGCGTGGTGGCGTTATATGCCCCCCTCTGCATCACAGTAATGCCAACGTTGCCCATTGTGTTGCCACGCCGCCACTTGTATATCCACGAGAAGTTGTCCAGTGCGTGCGCAAAGTAGTTCCCAAAGTCTATCGTCTCATTGCCACCAACGTTCACATAGTCCTGCGGGTTCGCCGCCGAATCCGATCTGGTACAAGGCGTTCTAGGCATCTCACCCTCCTATCGGTGAACAATGGTCAAATCGAGCGTGGCACTACTCGGCGTAACTATTAGATAGATATGATCCAGGGCAATGTTATACTCCAGACTTACAGGTGGTATGACGGCGCCATCCATCTTTATCTGACCGATAGGCACACTGGATGATCCGTCCTCCAGGAGTATCGTGGCTGAGGCCGCCCCGGTGTTCACAACAACTCGGTGCAGGAAATCGGTAGTAATGGTCTGCACACTCGTCGTGTTTTGTATCCTCGTGAACCTGTACCGTTGTTCGACCTTGGTAACGTCATTCGTCAGGTCTTCCCCGGCCTGCTGTGTCACTTGAGAGACCGGATCGGCCAGGATATGTCTAAGTCCAACTTCGGTCATTAAGATCGCCTCCTCCTGCGTTTGCCACTCTTCGGCGGCGTTATCTTCTCGGTGTCCGGTGTCCGTTCAGCGACCTCGGCGGATTGGGTTATGTCCTCCGGCGAAGAGGCAGGCGGGTTGCCGTCGGGTTCGGGCATTGGAGTAGGCTCTGGCACTTCTTCCACAGCCTCCACGATAAACCGTTTGTCGCCGCCGATGACCTCCGCCGCTTCCTCCGCGTTCAGTTCAATAGGCTTGTCGCTGATGAACCGATTCGTGCCTAAACCGTCTGTCCACCAGAACTCGCCTTTACCTTCGCCTCTGCGCAGTCTGTATCGCATGATTACCTCCGTGGAATACAGGGGAGGGTCGGTTGACCCTCCCCATCTAACGCGCCTGGCGGTCGTTTAAGCCACTACGTTGTAGTGTGCAAGCCAAGGCGGACCGTAACCCACCACGAACTCGGCTCGGATGCCGATCCGGTACTGGTCGGTCATGAACGCGGTATCAGAGCCGCGACCCAGGAAGTCGAACTCGACATTCCCCTTCTGCTGAACAATGATCGGCTTGATGCTCCTGCTCAAGTCGGCCACAATCCAGCATGAGGTATTGGAGGTATTGTCGAGTGCCAGGTAAGGACTCACAAGCAACTTCAACGCGCCCTGTAAAGTCCATCCGGCGGCAGTCACGGTATCACGCACCATCAGGAGTTCACGCGCCGTCCACATCATCTTCGGGTTCGTTATGAGGTGGCTCGGTTTAACGCCTAGATAGGAGTCGGCCTCGCCCTTATAGACGGCCATCTTGGCGATGACTCCTTGCAGCTTATCGTAGGCGAGTGCGTCGGTGTCGAGGTTGTCAATCGTGTTCGCGCCGAGAACGTGAGTGCTCGCCGTGAAGAACGCCAGACCGTCGTAGCACGCGCCGTAGGAAGTGGTCGCGTTGCCTTTCGCAAGACACGTGAAGACCTCTTCTTCGATTTTGCGGTTATACTCAGCGGCCAACCCCATGATGCGCGGGCGCAAAGTGCCGCTCTGGTCATTGTCCCACGCTCGGCGGTCAACGCCAATGGTGGATTCCCAGAGTTTGTTCGTCAACTGATAGTCGGACTCGGCAATGCCCTTCACTTTGCGCTCATCCTTGAACTCGCGCATCTGGGGCAGCTGGCCAAGCCAACCGTACTTCTCCGTGTCGAGTGTGCTTGGCACAAGGGTAGCGACTTCGCGCCAATCGGCGGCGAAGATGCCTTCCTGCACCGGCACATTATCAAGGGCATCATAGAAGGCAGCCTTGACACCAGCCAAACCTAGATTTCCGAGATCGCCTTTTGTAAGTGGCATCTTAGTTTACTCCTTTAGCTCGCTTGACCATCCTGGTTGAAGGCGTAGCCGTTGATCCGAACCTCGACCTCAGTAGCGGAAATCACCTTCGTGATTCGTCCGACCTTCGGTCCAACTGCTGAAGTTGAAGAACTTAACGTGACGCTGGTAGGAACACCGCCCGTAGAGTTGTCGTTCCAGTAGACTTCTTTGCCGACATGCGCCTGCGTGATGCTGTCACCGGAGACGATATTGAAGTTGTGGACACCTTCGGTATAGACCCGAATGTCCTTCGCTCCTGCGGCTCCGGCACTATTGTCCACGGTCTCAGCAGCCACACCCGCGAACGGTACGCTTGCAGCCATTACAGTAGTGGCCCAACCCGTAGCGTCAATCTCTACCAGACAACCCTTGTAAATCTTGACCGCGCCGATCTTTAGAGAGATGATCGCACCGTCCGGGTTTATTCCTTTATCGCGGGGGAGTCCCGCATTGGTGGGATCGTAAGTCACGCTGCACCTCCTTCGTGCTTCGCTATGATGGCCGCGGCCTCTTCCGGCTTGTAGCCGAACTTGGCGGCGTTTGTGGCGTCCTCTGTCGACATACCGTTAAGTTGCCCGGCACGCGCCCGCTCCTTCAGGTCAATCACCGGGCCGTTGGCGTCAATGATCTCCTTGACGACCTGCGCCCAGTGCGCGACTTCGGCCTCGCCGTTGTCGGTCTTGAACTGTATGGCGTCCTGCTCTTTGACTGTTGACCCCTTCGCCGGAAGGTGCTGCATAAGTGCCCGAACCTTCGGCTCGGCAGCTCGCGTAATGCAACCGCGCTGTTTCCAGTCGTCAACGATCATCTCGGCGCGTTGTGCTCGGAATTCCGCATTATTGGCCTCGGCTTCTTTGGCCGCGTCAATGACCATCTGGCGGGATTCACGCGCCAGCGCGATATTGTCCTGATTGAACTTCTGCAACTCGCCGGATTCGAGTGCGGCCTTGCTTTCCGCAAAGGCTCGGCGAGCATCGGGAAGTCCCATTGCATCCTGAGTCTGAGTTTCCTCAGCCATTTTGGTAACCTCACTTTCCTGTGTATCTGAACCCGCCGCTGCTACGGCAACTGCGGGGGATTCCGCGACATTGAACGCGACCGCGGCGAACTCGAAGGCGGCATCTCCGACACGCGGGGACTCCACCAGGTCAACGCCGTACAGTCGGCTCTTGTCGCGGGGTAGTGTGACGCTCAGGCGGTTCAGACCGCACTCTTTCGCCGTCGCAAACGCCCGGGGACTGAAACTGAGACGCCCCCACAACTCCTGTCCGGTTTGCCATACCTTCGTGAGCCAGCCGAAGCGTAGTTTGCCTCCCGCGTGCTCATAGCCAATCGGTACAGGCTTGTGGGCTGCCGCGATCTTGCATAGATCGCCTTCTGTCACTTCCATGTCCTTGTCGTCGTAGCGCCCGGCCTCGAATATCTTCGCGTCACGTTCAATTGGAGCTTCGCTCTCGACAGTGGCGCTGTCGCTCATAAGAACGACCCGCCCCTCCCCGACTGCGGCGTCCAATACTTCGTCAATATTCATCGCGGCGGGTTCGTCGCCGCCCTCGCTAAACTCCTTTAACATCGCCTGCGCCTTCTTGGTACAGGCCGCCTTCACATCGTCTGGCACGTTGCTCTGCGGGATTCGCGCCAATGCGTTCCGCACGTGTGCCGGATCGGGATTACCGCTACCGTCCTTGACCGGGAAGTGGCGCAGGGAACGCGGGACCGTCTTGCCATCAGCGTCCTTCTCACCGCCCGGTTCGATATACAGGAAGGCGGAGTCGGGAAGATCGTTGACGTAGGCCGTATCCCATGTGGCGAACGCGGCGTCATCCTCGCTAAAGGCTACCCATTCGCCCCCGACCTTGTGGTACTTCTGGCCGACCGCCGCCCAACCGACCTTGAAAGCGCGCGCCTCATCGCCGTTGTACTCATCAAACGCGGCATTGAAAGCCGCCACGAATATCTCTATGGCGTGCGCTGGCAGACCTTTGAAGCGGCTATCATCCTGAAGTTGTGAAACTGTATATGGCATGGAATCCTCCAATCAAAAAGGCCCCCGGTTAGGAGCCTTGCATCCGATGCTAATTGTGGTATTGACTATTCTTCCCCCGCCGTCCACTCCCGCCTGAGCGGATCGCCCCAACCGTCCGGCATTTGAGCAGACTCCGGCAAATCCTCAAGCGACTTATCCGGCGGCTCCTCGAAGTCTAGTACTGGCAGTAGGACGCAACGGCAGTTGCTTGACAATATCCCGTTGGCAATGTATAATGACGACGTTGTTTGGAGGTCGTATACATGCCCACTATACCAATCGCGTTCGATACTCAAGACCTTGCGCGGCGTTATCAGGCTGGCGAGTCGTGCAGACAAATCGCCATATCCCTTGGTTGCTGTGGCGACACGGTCATCAACCGTCTTAGGACTCTCGGTTTTTCTATCCGTCGTCGTGGTTACGCGACCAACAGGCGACTTGACGTGAACTGCGCCGAAATCGTCCGGCGTTATCTCGCTGGCGAATCGGAGAAGGCTCTCAGCCAGTCCCTTGGTATCGAACGAATCGTCATCCGCCTCCGCCTGAAGGAGGCCGGCGTTCACATCCGCAATCGGAGCGAAGCCATGTTTCTCCGAATGAGCCAAACTTCTGCGCTTGAACGCAAGCGCCTCGCGTCTGCCGCCCATGATGCGGTCCGCGGCACGCGCCAGACGGACGAACATCGCTGCAAAATCGCCCGGTTCAATGAGCGGAACCCGCGCCCTAGTCCGGGTGAGATCGCACTGACCCGTGCCCTCCTCGCCCGCGGCTACGCCAGCACTCCGCAGAAAGCGGTTGGACGGTACAATCTCGATGTCGCCTTGCACATTGCACCCGTCGCCGTGGAAATCTTCGGCGGAGGGTGGCATGGACATGGGACCCATGCCGCGCGTCACCAACAGCGAACTGAATATCTCCTCGACCAGGGTTGGCATCTTGTCATTCTCTGGTTGGACGCCAAACACCCTGTCGAATCCGGTGCAATAGAATACATAATCGCCCTTACGGAGCGAGTCCGCTCTGACCCATCCGTCCGGTGTCAAGAACAGATGATTCGCGGTGATGGAAAGGAAATCACCTGGTTCGACGAAAAACTTAACGATAGGGCCAGAGTAGAATGCCCTCATCCCCGCAATAATCTCACCGGCAGGTACACAAGACGTACCCGGCAATAGGCAGTTCGGATGGTACGGCGGCGATTCCCCGTCCTCCTCCCCCTTTGGGATGAACAATCCATCCCGTTCCTCGCACTCCTCACAACAAACATCATCCAGGACGGCGGACCACTCCCAGCCCGTGATAAGTTCTTCGCCTACCTGCCGCAGATACCGCCCCGCGTTGTAGACCTGCATCGTCTCCGTACGAACGATCCGGTCAACCTGCCACTGCGGGAGATCGGCTGCCTTCTGCATCGCCCCGGCGACTCCCGGCGGGCCGGTCTCCGAGCCGAGTCCGCCTGGCAGTCCGAAGGGTCGGAGCGCGGCGGCTACCTGGTTCGCCATCTCCGTCTGCGATATTTGATTCTCGATGCCTGCCTGGATCACATCGCGGACTGCATCGAGCTTCGCCTGATCGCTCGTGGCGGCCAGTCTCAAAGCCTGCTCCGAATACCAATTCGGTCCCTGGTACGGGTAGGGATAGACGTATGTACCATCCGATTGAAGGACACCGCCGACCAGGAACGCCGCCATCGTTGGGTGTCCCTTGGCCTCCGGCATACTGATCTCAATCCAGTTGCCGATTTTGCGAGCGTCCAGCGACTTGCCGGGTTTGGTCGGCGCGGCTACCGCAAACTGCGCCGCACGTTCCTTGTGCGCCAGCCGGGTCTCTCGATCTGCGCCCTCCCAACCAAGCGCGAACGCCCGCCGGTGCAGATCACGGATCACCTTCGCCGTCAGATCAGCCATCCATCCCGGTAGTACGTGCGGCGCGACACCTGCCTGCGCGTGCTCCAGGAACCACAGGAATATCCGGGTATTGACCCGCCGCAGTTGGCGCGTGACCCCCCGTTCGATAGCGTTTAGCCGCCATGCCGTGCGGCGTGCATCAAACCGATTGCGGCGGTGCATTGGCATCTACCACGCCCATCTGTCCGGTCGCCGCCTGTCCGATCGCTGGTAATTCAGGCGGTATTGCCAACTGGTCCGGCGGCGGCGTGGCCGTCAATCCCAATCGGTCACGTAACTGCCCTATGTCCTCAGGTCCGAAGATGTCGAGACCGATATTGCCCGCCTTAAAGAGACTGTTGAAGTACGACTCCGTACTCTCCCGCTCCGGCTGGATGATGACCAACTCCGGGTAATATCGCGTGTCAAAGTTAGCGTCTATCAGTCGCCGGATGAGTTGATCGTTCACCGTCTCGCACAGGCGCTCGCGCTGAACGCGCAACTGCGTTTGTAGCACTTGAAGATGGACTTCTCCAAGTGCCATCGAGCCCACGCGTTGCCCTTCGCCGCTCGTAAGCGTCTGGGAGAGGATCGCCTTCGCTATCTCCTGATTGCATAGATTGATGCAGTCAACGAAGACCTGATGGCTACCTGCGGCTATCTGCGACCACGTTAGCGCCCAATCACTAGGGATGACCATGCCGGTTTCGGACTGAATCTTATCGAGTATGATCAGCATCTCTTTCTGTATCTTCTCAGGAGTGCCGGGTTTATAACTCGCTACCGGAAACGGGGATGCGCACCGTTGCATAAAGACCGCATAGAATCGTTGCGTCCAGTCCTTCATCCACCAGGCTTTGTGCGCCGCGCGGAGATCACTCTGCCCGAAGGGATTCCCGTACGGCGAGCGGTTCGTGAAGATCACGAACTTCTCCGGCGGCATGTCAACCTGCTGCCTGCCGAGTCCCTGCGGCTGCCGGAGCGCCGTGACGTTGCCGAACTGGTCAGCGTTCAGTTCAAGACTGTTCGGGTCCTTGCTCTTGAGTGCCTTGAGGCTATAGTACCCATCCCAGGGCGCGCCGGACTCCAACTGCCACACAATCTCCATGACACTCCAGCCGACGGCTATGGCGTCCAACATATCGAGCAGATTGTCCGTGAAGCTGCCCTGCGAACGCTCGAAGCAATACTTGATGAAGTCCGCCTGCTTCTGCGCCTCTTCCTGCTCTGCTTCTTCGCAGTCCGGCGTTTTGACTTCCCAACCCTCGCCCAGTACCATGCCGTAAACTTGGTTGAGTGCCGCCTGCACCTGGGCATCCGTCTTCATCTTCTGATAGACGCCCAACCCCTTCGAGCCGGTAAGGTCGTCGGAGAACGGCTGGAATGTTGACCAGATAGACGACAGCGCTGCGCCGATCCGCGCCTGCGCCAGCTCCTCGCCCACAGGTGGCTTATTGCGCGCAAAGTTGACGTTGCCGAGTCCGGGTATTCTCATGCAGGGTATCCTTCGAGTATCTTCTTGCCGGTAGTCATAGCCGTCAATTCTCCGATGTAGCCATACCCGCCGTCTACGTAGCACTTGACCGCCAGCGCCAAAGCGCAAACGCAGTCGTCGTGCAAGCCCTCCGGCGCGGAATATCGAACGCCTGTCCGGGTATATTCATAGCCGAACTCTCTGAGTTCGTCGGCGATCCGCCCCTCTGGGAAGGACACCTGCCGGCGCTGAATCGCCGCCGCCAACCCCTCCATCAACTGTTGTTTGCTGAGACTGCTGAACTTGAAACCCTCGATATTGCCCGCAGTACGTTGGAGGTCTTCCACTATCGGGTCTCCCACGCCAGTCGAATCTATCAGACTCGGCGTGAAGCGAACGATCTCCGTCAACCGCGTCTTTGTTGCGCCCCAATCACTCTGCCAGTGAGCGAAGCGACAGACCCGCGCACTATCGTCTAGTCCGATCACCGCGTTGAAATCAACGCTTTTGGCAAGGTCAACGCCGAAGCACACGGGTCTGTCGTCGCTTTGCGGCGCTATGCAAGCATCTATGGCATCTAATCCAAACGGGTTGCCGCCGTCATCGGACGGCTCGGCATAATATAGTTCGCGGAACACGTGGGCTGGCAGCGCGGCCTCGGCGTCCAGGACTTCATCCGCGGTCAGCACCCCAGCGTCAATAGCGTCCTGCGCCGTGAGTTTGTGATAGGCGTGACCCGCCTTGCCCTGCTGCGCTGCCCGGCAACCGCGGTAGAAGAAGTTCTTGCGGCCCTTGACATTGCCAATCAGCCTGATCGGGCCTTGAGTCGCCGTGAGGGTTGACCGAATCGCGTGCCAGGATTCCTCCCGGCATCGGCTCGCCTCATCCATCACACAGCGGTACACGTCCTCCCCATATAGGCTGTCCGGTTTGTCGCTACCCTTGAACCAGATTGACCGCTTGCCGGGGAACTCGATCCTCAACTCTGAGTCGTTGACCGTAATTCCCTCGCAACCGCCCAGCCCGTTCTTTAGTCGCGTGAAGGCTATCTTCGCCTGCGGGTATATGGGCGCAACCCACCAGACATTTGCATTCGGCGGATCGTGTTGGAGTCCGTCAACAATCCATTCCAGACACCCAACCGTCTTGCCGCTCTTGGTGCTCGCCTCAACCCAAACGTACCTCGCTTCATCGAATATCGCTTCCCGCTGCTTGCGGTAGAGATCAGGCTTCAGGTGCAGTTCCATTGTCATCCGGCTTCGTGGTCAGCACCACGGTGAAGCCGCCCTGAGCGTTGACGTTTACCTGCGCCTCCGGCAGCCCCTCAACGTATTCCCAGATCATCTTCCGGGCGTCCTTGTCGCCTTTGAGTGCGCGGGCAACCTCGGAGTATATGAACAGTTCCGCGTTCTTGCGATGGTCGGGGTCTTTGTCGTTCTTCTCATTCAGCAGTTTAACAAGAAGTTTTTTGAGGGAAACACTACCCTTCGGCCTGCCTCCGGGATTGGCTCTGTTGCCCGGTTTGAACATGTACGGCCGCGCCGCGTCTGGCAATCCGCGCTTTTTATCCGATTCCTGCGGTTGCCCGCCCCCGCCGTTATCAGGTTGTGGGTCTATGGGGTTGGGCATTTGTGAATCTCTATGCCAGGGAAGGCGGTTGACATGTCAATACCAGTAAAGGTATTGACCATCCGGCTATAATCTGCTATAATAG